TGTACACTATCCCCGTTCTTGCCGTTTTTTAAAAGATATCACATTTTGAACATAAGAGTACGGAGGGTGAACTTACTATGGCTAATTATAACGCATTGCTAACCGACAAACAATCAGACATTATCAGAAAAGCGGTATATAAGTTTATCGATATGAATGGTTACTCTATAAGAGAGGTATGTAAAAACGAGTTCTTTATAGGTGTACAAACATTTAGCAGAAACATTGGTAAGAGAGAAGAAGATCGTAAGATAGCTATTAATGCTACGACTATGGATATTGTAGATAAGCTAATAACAGAAAACATGTTAACCATGGAAGAACAATGTATTCTGATGGAAGCTGGTATTTATAAAAGGAAATAATGTCTTATACGAGACATTATTTTTTGAAAGGTGGAAGTTTATGAAGCTACTGTATTTTAGACTGAAAGGGTATATCAATATATTGCAAGGTATGGGTTTAGATGAAGTAGTCATACCATTCGATAAATTGAATTCAAGAATCATATTGATTCAAGGAGAAAATGGTACAGGAAAGTCTACACTTTTAAATGCAATGATTCCGGCTCCGGACTCATCTGATTCTTTTAGAACAGATATAAAGATTGATGAGAATGGAACCGAGCATATTATAGAATATCCTGCTGAAAAGGAGTTACATTATCAGGATAATGAAGGGTCTATCTATAAGATTCTTATCAAGTCTGTTGTAAACGATGCAATGACCTCAAGAACAACAAAGGCTTATATTTCCAAAGATGGAGTAGAATACAACCCTAATGGAAATGTATCATCTTTCAAAGATTTTAGAGATGAATTGTTCGATATCAATCCAACATATTTAGATATGTCTTCTATAGGCTCCGAAAATCGTGGCTTGGTGGACATGATTCCTTCTGAGAGGAGAAAATACCTATCATCCTTTATAGGTTCAGTGGAAACGTTCAATAACATCTTCAAATCGCTAACTAAGACAGTTTCTTCCATAAAAACAGAGATTGGAAATCTTAATGGAAGAATATATGCTATCGGAGATTCTGTAGCTTTAGAGAGTACTCTTGATAAGAAGAGTGTCGAATTAGCTTCATATAAGCAAGATAGAGATAATATGATAACCGATAAGGCAGCTTTAGAAGTAGAAATGAATGTGTTGGATCCTTATAGAAAGATTCAAGAAACCTATGAGGATATTGCAAAAGAGTTATCTGTTCTAAAAGCAGAAGTTAGTAGAAACGAGAGTACTATAACGGATGCACTGGCACTCATTGGTGGAGCAGACCCATATGAAGAGCTCAAAAGTGTAACAAAACATCTGGAAGAATTGGATAAGACATGTACAACGTATAGTAACAAAATAAGTTCCTTATCAATGTATATGGAATCTATCAAGTCCGATATATTGAATAAGCAATCAGAACTTGGTAAGCTAACTTCTGACAACTATAATGATACTATCGGTGCAAGAATGTCTGAGTTAGAGAAAGATATAGCATTCTATGATAAGAATATCGGAAAAGAGACGATTGAGAAAATGTCTAAGTTTTCCAAAGAGGATATCAACAATCTTCATCAGAACATTCTGAAGTTTGCAGATATGCTGAATGTTATAAAAGACTCAGATGCGAGTGCTTTAGAGCTTGCTACAAGGTGTATTATCGAAGATAAAAGAATTGATAGTGAGATTCTTAAAATTAGAGAAAATATCTCCACGGCTGTAACTATGATAGCAGAGAAGAAGACTGCTTTAGCTAAGGTAGAGGAAGATATAAAGTCTATGACTCTATTAGAGCAAAGACCAAAGACTTGTAAAGATGATTCTTGTGCATTTGTAAGTTCTCTTGTAGAAATTTCAGAGAGTTATAAAGCTAAAGATAGTAATCCTTGGAAAGAGTCTCAAGCGATATCTGCTAGTATAGTAGAACTCGAAACCATGTTGGCTCAAGCGAGAAACGAAGCCGAATCTTATGAAAGAAGTGTCGACATTTATCATAGTATCAACGATGCACTTTCTCTGATTAAAGAATCTACAGCCACTATCAAGAAGGTTAAGTATCTCTCTTGGATGTTGGATAAGAAAGAGTTATTGACAAAAGCAATTCTTAATCATTATCCATTGACAAAAGAAATTGACTATATTGAGAATATGAAAACTGTTATAGCCGAGATGGACAATTATACAATGATTATGAATGAGTATAACTCATTGAAATCAAAGTATGAAGATACAGTCAAGTCTAGGTCTAAGATTGATACTATTACTAAGGATATCGAATCTCTAGAAGAGAAGTATAATGATAAGCTCAAAGAGTCCGATACTGTTATGAAAGACTTATCGTTTACAAACAACGTTATTGCAGAAATGAATAAGAAGAAAGATAATATTCAAAGAGTAATAGACTTGTTTGAAGACAAAGATGAACTCGATAAGAGAATGAACTCTTTGAAAGAAGAGTATTTGTCCATTAGAGATAATATCGATTCTATAAAAGAGAAAGCTGATGCTATAATCATTGTAGATAAAAACATCAAGGAGACAGATGAAATCATTTCTAAACTAGACGATGAGATTGCTGAGCTAAAGTTCAAACTAACTAACCTCTTGGTTTATAAGAAGGATGTAGAGAACTTAAAAGCTCAATATGAGAAGACTACTTTTGTTAGAAACTTATGTTCTCAGACTGGTGGAAATAGTATTCAAGCAGAGTATGTAAAGATGTATATGAATGATATCATTTCAACTTGTAATTCTCTTCTGAAGTATATGTTTAATGGAGAATTGATTCTTCAGTTACCTGTTATAGAAGATAAAGAATTCTCTATTCCATTCATCGGACCATTTGGTATGGTTGTTCCAGACATTTCTAAAGGTTCTACAGCACAGAAGTGTATGATTGGATTAGCTTTCAATTGTGCATCTATGATGAGAATGTCTTCTAAGTACAATCTATTTAGATTGGATGAGATTGATGGTGGTTTAGATACCAGTAATAGATATGGGTTTATAACAGCATTGAACTATCTCTTAGATATAACCAATGCTGAACAATGTATTATGATTTCTCATAATATGGAGTTCGATACACAATCTGTATCTAAGATAGTTTGTACAAAGAGAAATGGTTTACAATTTATGTAGAAGAAATCCCATAGGTTCATTGAACCTATGGGAGTCTTTTATTTTTTAGTATTGGTTGAACTTCTCCTCGTTAATGTAAACCACTTTCTTTACATCTCTAAGGTTGGTATTCTTTGCAGTTCTTGTTCTTGGATCAATTACATAATCCTCGATAAGAATATCAGAAGATGCCGGCATATTTGGAACAGGTTCATTGGTCTTAGTATTGATCCACTGGAAATACTTCATACCGGTTTCCTGATTATAGATGATAACCTCTTCGATATCAGGGTTTCCTTCATTCAACATTCTGTTCTCTTCCGGAGAGATATTGTTCAAATAATTGGCTAATCCTCTATCCTGAGTCGTCATAGATAACGGAAGATCTACACCATCTGCAGGAACCATTTGAAGATCGTTTACAGCCATTGTAAGTTCCTTTGTAGTTGGTTGTGAATACGGTTTAGCTCCTACCGGAGTATTGATGAATGCACTATAAGCATCCATAATCATCTTATTATCATCAACCTGAAGAAGTGCTCTATTATCCTTAAAGCGTCTGTATTCCATATCGTTAGCCTTAGTGATATTAGCATTGATCTCTCTGATAGCCTGAAGCTTTGTTCCCATTAAGGAAGACATGGATGAAAGCATATTTGTCATGTACATATACTTTCCCTTCATTCCTCTAGAGGTTCTGATAAAGTCTAACTCCGCTTTAGCATTAGCCATTAACTCATCGGCCTGAGAGATTACAGCATAAGCCATATTGTTTGTCTCTGTATAAGACTCTTCGTAAACGGTAGATTCTACAATCTCCTTAGAGTTTACAGGCTCTGCATCTTTGTCTTTATTTTTTGGAGGTCTTCCTCTCTTCTTAACGGTTAAGCCGGTATCAGTAGCTCTCTCAGTAACCATTGGAATCTTTGGGTCTTCTACATAAACATTTCCACCAATAAGATTTCCAAAAGACAATCCACTAGTGTTTGTAGGTTGTGATGGAGGTGCCGGTTGATTTGATGGTGGGTACATCTCTACCTGTATAGGATTATTGTTTTGGTCATATACCGTTTGTTGGTTGTATGGTTTCTTGTAATAGTAGTTCTCTTGAGAACCACTATCCATTGGTGGGTTTGGAAAAGCTGATATATCCATATTTATCTCCTCTTTATATTCAATATTGTTTTACATAAATGTGCCTTATATTAAGAAATATTTTGCCAAAAACTTACTAATACATTCATTTTAGGAGGTTATAGAACATGGGCAAGAAAAAATCATTGGACGATTTAATGGTTAAAAGTGAATATGAATTATTAATTCCAGGTTACCCAAAGGGTTCTGATTTGACAATCTTGAATTGTAATTATATCAAGAATTATATAAATGATGACGATGGTAGTCATATGGATGATTATATGTATATCATCTATAAAGACAATATAACAGGAAAGAAGGGATATTATATAGAAGAGTATCCTAAGATTACATTCTATATGATTGACCCGGAAAAGTATAACGTTCCGGATTACAATTTAGCACAGTTGGAAAAGGATAAGCTCACTCCGATTACTTGTAAACTTCAAGACTTATTGAGAGTAATTGCAGAGTTAACCGGACAGCTTCAATTCTTCTATGATAATATCAGAAGTAAGAATATGGCGGCAAATCAGGCTTTACATTTAGAACCATGTATCTTAGGTTCAGACGTTAATCCGGAAGATTTCTATAGATATCTATTTGCTAAGTCTTATACAAATACGATCTGTGCTTTAGATAAAGCATTCTTGGATATAGAGGTAGATATCAGATATTCTTTACACGATTTTCCGGAATCTGGTGAATGTCCTATTAATGCGGTATCGTATTTAGATTTAAAGTCTAAGACATCATATCAGTTATTATTGAAGAATCCGGAGAATCCATTGATTGAAGAGTATATGAAAGCTTTCGATGATGGGACAGAGTATGATAAGATTAAGCAGTTTGTAATCAATACTGTAGGACAAAAGTTATCTAGAAAGTATGGTCTTTATGATATTGAATACAAAGTGCTATTCTTTGAAGAAGAGTTGGATTTGATTGAAACGACTTTTGATATCATCAATAATACAAATCCGGATATGTTGATGATTTACAATATGGCGTTCGACTTGAACTACTTTATCGATAGATTGGTTACTCTTGATAGAAATCCTTTAGATTATATGACCAATAAGAAAGTAAGTAGGCAATTCTTGACATATCATGTAGACGATAGGAATATGAACAATCTTGAAGAACGTGGAGATTATGTAAAGATAAGTTCATTTACAGTATGGATTGATCAGATGATAAACTTTGCTTCTATTCGTAAAGGTAAAGCAAAATTTCCAAGCTTCAGATTGAATGATATAGGATATACTGTAGCAAAGGTTAAGAAGTTAGATTGGTCTCATATCACAACTGATATGAAAATGCTTCCGTATCTCAATTATAGAGTATTCTCGTATTACAATATCATGGATACAATTGTTCAGCATTGTATAGAGAAATGTACTCAGGATTGTGAGTATATCTTTACAAAAGCATTAGTAAACAATACACGATATGAGAAAGCTCATAGACAATCTGTATATATCAAGAATAGATTCAAGTCAGACTATGAGAAGATGGGATTTGTCTTAGGAAATAACAGAAATATTGTTAAGACTGAAGGGGGTCATAAGTTCCCAGGAGCTATGGTTGGAAATCCTTTGAATAATGATAGGTCTGTATATATCACAATTGATGGACATCCAACAAATATTGCAGATAATCTTGTAGACTTTGACTATGCAAAACTGTATCCATCAATTCTTGAACAGTTTAACATTGCTTCTAATACTCAGATTGGAAAGATTATTATCGATAAGCAAGTATCTGAACTTGAACATCAGGATATGTATACATCTCAGGATGAAGAAGAAGATATGACAAGATATAGTAGAGGTGGAGAGTTCTTGGAGAACTTGATGACGGATAATATGATATCGTTCTTCCACAAGTGGTTTAAACTTGCTACATTCAAAGAACTTCTTGACGATATGAGAGAGTTGATTCCAAATGTTGAATATGGTTCTAATAATAGAAACGCTATCAACTTTGGAACAGTTCGTGTATTGGAAGCTATTAGTTTTATCGATAAGAATTATGATGTGAATAGAGCAAGAGAAGCTATAAGATTTATGGATACTATTCCTATGGAAAAGAAGGAATCTTTGATAGAACAGGTAAAGGAGAAAGCATTATTATGATGAGTACAATGGCAGAGTTTGTTGATTATGTGCAATCTATAGTAAAATCATGTGCAGGATTCATTAAGACTGATGGAAACTTCTTACATGTTCCCGGTACAATCTATATGATAAGCGATGATTGTACAGTTCTATCAAAGGTAAACATTCCATTACTCAATCAAACGGTTTTCGGGGGAAATATCAATACATTTTTAAAGATATCTTCTCCCGAAGATATGGAAAATATAACAAGATCTTTATACTCATTAGGAAACAATCTTTTGATGCAAAGAATGATAGAACAATGTGGTAGATATGATGCAGTATTAGCCCTTGCACCAATAGAGTATGAAGAAGATTGTACATTGATTCCAAACTTTGATGAGTTATCTCAAGATGGAGAAATGAATCCTTTGAAGTATATGGGTGGTACAGGACAATATATATTATATATATCGAAATGGCTGCTTCCAATGAATAAAGGAGACTTATGTAAGTTATCCATATATAACAATGGAGACCTTAAAACTGTATGTTTTACAGTTCATAAGAAAAAGCTTAAGTTAGATATTCAAATCATGTACAACATAATCCCCTATGCGAGCTAATCGCATAGGGGTTAAGTTCGGTTTAATAATCATTTCCGCCATCACCACCAGAGCTTTCTGGTGCTTGTTTAACACTAAGAGCAATCCTAGCACGATCTTTGATCTTTATGATTTCTTCCTCAGAGATATATCCAGGAATCAGCTTAGATATAAGAATCTTCTTATACTCAGCCTTAGCTTCATCAGCTTCTCCAATCATATCAATCTCAACTCTACTATCAGCATACTGTACAGCAGTCTGTAGCAATTGCTGTCCCTGTGTAAGTGATAAGTATGCAGGAATCGGTAATCTTAACTCTAACTCTTCAAACTCATTATATTCAAAGAAATATAACTTTGTAAGAATCGGAGACATAAAGTTCTCAATGATTGCTTGTCTCTTCAATACATTTCTTAAGAGCTTTGCATTAGTCATAGTATAACGAATAGCAAAGTCCATACCTGTAGAAGAGTTTACAATTTCAACAGGAACTCCGGTAGAAGATATAGCAGATTCTTCCAAATTCTGCATCATATCTGCTGGGAAATCAAACTGTTGACCAGGTTGTGTATCGAAGGAAATTGGTGCTGTTCCGGAGGAATCTGTAGGTATTACAAAGTCATTAAAGCGACCCAACATTCCAAGCATGTTCGATACAGACTCCATTTGTCGTACTCCAAAGTTACCCTTCTTTATCTGTGAGATCACATTTAACAATGACTGTGCAACGTTAGTGTCAAGTGATTGTTTAACGTAATAGACACGTCTATCATATCCTCTAATAGCCTGTCCTAATGTGGTAGTAATGTTCAACATTATCCACTGCTTAGCAGCAACAAGAGAATCCCATAAATCAGAAATTCCTCTATTGGTATTTGGATCCGTCTTAAACTTCAAATGATGTACATCATCTGCTGGTATGAATGTTACATTCATATCCATAGAAGCCTTAGAGATATTGAAACGATCATTGTATCTCAACATCAAATATATTTCCTTAGAAAGATCACTATTGGAATTGATAAAAGTTGCATTGATAGCATTAGAAATCTTTCCGGCAATAGATTTGAGAAGAGAATCTCCTTCACTATCTCCCCTATTCTGTTTGAAGATAGAGTTGATGGAGTTTGCTGATGTGGTTGTAGCAATATCATTAGACATGTCTCCACCAAGCTTATCCAAATCTACATCGATATAGTATCCACCGAAGAATGTATCTTCAATGTAGATAGGGATAAACTTATCATGTTCAATGGTCTTTAATACACAGCCATTAACCTTTGTAGTGGTGGACTTATTTCCTCTCTCAGAGTTTGTATCGTATAAGCCTTGTGCAGCAGTCTTATCATAATCTTCTACCTTAAGATCATCTGTCGGAACAGTCTTATCAAATTTCAATACATTCTCATCATCAATCCTGCTGATATGCTGATCAAATGTAGCTGCACCATGAGTAGCTTCAAGAATAGAGAACTCTGATAATCCGGTTAATAAGGAAGACTTGATAGCATTTCTGATGAAAGTATTGTTATCGATAGCTTCTTTGATTACATTAGACTTATCGAATGTAACATGAATTCTTCCATCATTTGCTTTGATCTTTGTGTTCTTACTACCAAGCTTTACCAATTCTCCCTTGGTATCAACAACAGCTTCTGATACTGTAGAAAGCATATTGTTCTTTCTTGTCAGAAGAGTTTTAAATGCTTTATTGTAAGGAACACAATATACAAATACTTCTCCGTATTTGGAAGTCATATCATACCATGTTTCTACACGGCTTTCAAGATCATAACGGGAAGTAAGGTTATCGATATTATTCTCCAGAACAACCTTTCTATCGTTCTGTTGAGTTTCATTCTTTGGAAGAATTCTCAAGAACTCTTTGCTATAAGAATCTGAACATAATACAGCATCCTTTTTAATGTCCAAAGCAGTTTGGAGCTTTGGCATATATTTACAGATAGTATCAAATTCATCATCCATTTCTTTGATCCACTTTGTTTTGGAATATGCTTCCATAATTCCACCCATGATATCTGGTTCTTGGAACAAAGTGGAAATATCCTTATCATTACCTTTACCAAGGTTCATATTAACAGGATCTGATTGGATATTGCTTGCCAATTTCTGATATAGCTTGGAGATATTAGACAGATTTTTGAAATCGTCTTCTCCTGTAGCTTTAGCGATAGAATCGTCTAAATCGTCAGTGATTTTATTGTACAATAAATCCTGTACGTCTGAAGTATGATATGTCGTAGAGTATAGATTAGATATCTGACCATCTAATGTATCTAATTCTCTAGACACTTTTCTATTTTTATCTGCCATTTTTCTTGTCTCCAACCTCTTATAATATTAATTGCTCATTATATTCATGTTTAAAATATACAAAATAATGTAGTAGGACATTGCTGCCCTACTACATATATCTAAGTGATTAAACCTTGTACAGATTGGTTACTGTGGATGCCAGTGTTTGGTTGGTAACAATGTTGGAAACCATACCATTATTCTCAACCTTGGTGTTGTATACATCGTATACATAGTCATTAGAGTCAAGAATAAGCTTTCTGTTACCATTGGTTGTAAGGTCATTCTGAAGAAGCATTGCTGCATATCTATTAACCTTATCACCCATGATTGGGAAACAGTTAAAGCTGAGAGAGATTTCCTGGAAGTCAATGGAACCCTTTGTGGAGTTGTACATTGTTCCCATCGGAGCAGAGGTCGGCTGTGCGTTAGCTAACAAGTAAGCCTTCTCGATCTTTCTACACGTATTATCTGTTACATAGTATAAGAAAGTAAAGGTCTCATAGTCTGCACCCGGATCAGTGATGATACCATCAGCGATAAGACCATGATAAGTCTTAGCCTTAGTATTCGGATCCTTAATACCGGTAAGGTAGGTAGCAAGGTAGTTAGTTAACAGAGAACCAGATCTCTCATAGAAGGACATATCTACCTGAATAGATGTATCCATCGTAACGTTATTGATCAGCTGCAATTCGTTATTACCATTGGAAATGGTACCAGCGTTTGCACTGATATCCGGAATTCCGGACAAGCCCTTGAACTCACCCTCGATGATGTGAGTAACACCATCCTGAAGGTTCTTTACTTTTGCATCTCTTTGACCAAGAATTTCCATGAACTTTGGTACGGATACAACAGTGATGAATGAATAGCCAGACTCAAACAAGTCAAACTGCTTAAGGTTTGAGAAGTCAGTAACACCCTTCATCAGTGTATACTCCGTTACGTTTCTTGGTAATTTAATATAATTTAAACCTGTTGTAGACATAATATATCATTACCCTCCATTATATGTTGATAGAAGCAGTAGCTACACTGGTGGTGTTATCCGGTGATCCTTCAACTGCAAATACATCGAATACTTCTCCCTGTGGGAAGTCCTTATAGTAGCAATACAGAGAAGCGTTGAAGATCTTATTGGAGATCATCTCCGGGTCTCTTGTGTATACCATATCAATGGACTTGAAGTACTTCTTGTACTTTGTGATAACGTTATCAACGATTAACTCTCTGTACTTGTTGAAGTCAACAACGTTTGCATCTCCAGCAGCATCCATAAGCATGAATCTGATCTTCGGAGTATATCTTCTAATATCTTTAACACACATCTGTGTTACGATAACGTTAGAAGAATATGACAAAGGCCCGTTATGATCTTGAGAAGTATAAGTAGACAATACGGTCAATACACCCTCAGAAGAGTAGTTAGCATAGTTCAGCTTCAGCTCATCAAGAATCTCCTTCTGATTGATCTTCGGAGTAACTCTCGGAGTGAAAGTCATAGTTCCTTCAATAGCCTCTGTGATAACGATACTATTGAACTCTCCGGCAATCGGAGCGGCAACGTTGGTTGTATAATGCTTAACAAGCAACGGAGCTAATCCATGTAACATAGTAACTCTGATCTGCTTCTTGGAATCTTTATCGATGATATCATAGCATGTAATGTAGTCGCCGATGAATGGAGACTTAACAAAGAACTGCTTCTGAATCTTTTCCCTTACATCCTGAAGAGAACGAACATCTGTTCCTAAATCTCTGAAGAAGAAGAAATCCTGTCTCCACATAGCCAACTGAGAAAGCTTCTCTTTAACTTCGTCAGGATAGTTAGCGTCGCAGCAATAGTCAATCTTATACTGATCAAGATCCCAGATAGAGGAATCTGTATCTCCGGATAAGAACTTAGTAGCAGCATTTGTCCACTCCTTAGAAGGAACAAGACCTGCAAATGGCTGCTCTGGGAAAGCTCCATTGGTACCAGACTCTAATGGAATTCCATAAGTAGAAGATAAGTTTACCGCATCGGTAGATTCCATATCAACTTCGATTCCCGGAAGAACTCTACCACGAGTTGTCTTACCAAATAAGAAGTCTGTCTCATAGATAGCCTGCTTAGAATAACCTGTAATCTCAGCCAGCTTAGCAACGAATGCATCAAGTCCTTCAGCATCATATCTTGTCTTTAGCTGCTCAGAAGTGCTCTCTGTAAGAGAAAGGTTTCTTCTGGTTCCGGAATAGTTAGAGATTCCATCCGGATATGCGGAGAATCTTGCATTCTCAAGAACAGTGTTATTCTCAATATCCTGAAGACTGTAGATCATGAATCCGGTATTCTTTGATACATCATAATCCGGCAGGATGCGGAACTTCTTGATAGACTTTCCACGACCATTCTCACAGATAACGAATAATGGGAACTTGGTATCGGTCTTTGCCTTATTTGCAGCATCAAGAACCCCATCAATATTCTTCACATTCTCAATGGTAGAGATTGTGTACTTAATCTTTGCATAGTTAACGGTAGCCTTGGTTGCAGTAACCTCTTCGGTTTCAGCACCATGCTCGTCGATATATAACTGCTTTCCATCGGCAGTTGTCTTATCCTTAGCTTCCTGGGTAACGTTTGCAAATACAACAGCATTTGCAAGGTTGGCATCGTCAGCAACGATTCTCTTAGCGAGAATTCGTCCGCCGGCATTTACGATGGCATGAGCCTGAATTAGAGGCTGACCATACTTGAAGAAGTCTGCAGTGGATCCATACATAGAAACGAAATCATCTTTAGTGAAGTTCGTAATTTCCTCTGTACCCTTATCTGAAGAAAATACACATAAGAATAGAGGGATAGATTCATCAGCAATAGTAATCTGTCTCTGCTTTTGGAGTACTTCATGCAGATTTATTTTTGTACCAGCATACATATAACTGTTTATCCTCCTTAGTTTTTTGAATGACTTATCAAATATTTTAAAATATTTACTAATATCACTTAGATATTTAATCTTATGTTAAAAATGGCTACATTGTCATGATCTTTTCTAGTGGAGATTCCTTGTGTTTGGACTTTCCGGTCTTCTCGTCATCAGACATCATAACTGCAACCATGATAGATTCATCAATGTTTTCAGATGTCATAGCAACGAATGCTGAGATCAATTTAGCAGCTCTCTTAATAGAAATTGGCTTGTAACCAGTCATAGATTTATCTATAGCTTTAGATAATCTAAAAGGAACATTTACATCTTCCGGATCTCTACAGATCTTAGAGTATAATAGCCCCATTGCTTGAGAATGTACAGCGAATTTACCACTGTTCAATTCCATAGCATCAAACGGATAAGAGAACAATGTATCATATGGTATACTGTTTGGAACGTTACCGGTTCTCAAATGTAATCGGAATAATTCTGATACATTATCGATATACTTCTCCGTATGAATTCTTGTGATCAATTGATCCCCATCGAAGAATCTTAATACACCATATACAGATTCATCCAATGATGGATCTAATTGTAGCTTCACATTCCTTTCAACTTTTCCGGGTTTACACATAAAGATTGTTGGATAGTTGAAAGTCTTCAGTTTTCCAGGTTTACCATTTGCATCAAATATCCTATAATTGAAAGAGCCTAATATTTTTAAATAAGAACCTTCAACCATAGTAGATCTTGAACCGAAATATTCATCTGGAATATAGTATTCTAAGTATCCATCACCGGAAAATAATAAAGCATCACCATCTCTTCGTGAGAATGGTGGAATATCGGTGTGTTTGAATGATATTTCCATATATACTCCTTTTTATTGTATTATTATGAAGTTTTACCCCTATACCTTAAATGGTATAGGGGTATTGTTTTAGAATTGTAGATTTCCATAAGCATCCAGATAGTTTATTGGATAATCTTGATTATAATCTGTACGATTTATAATCTGATTATAATTATATCTGTTTGTAACACAGTTCAAATAATTCACAAAGATTTCCACTCTGGGTAGTATGGAATAATACTTATGAATTTCACCATCTACAACAAACTGATCATCTAACCAGACGTTTGCATTAAACATATCGGAATACTTTTTTCCAATATTATCCCAATCTGGTTTGGAGATATGTCTATGTAGACCTATTTCTGCAAGTATAGTGTCTATCTGGTTAAAATATGATGGTGTTTTAAAATATGTGTCTATCCTCATACAACATGGTGTTTGTATAAACTGATCTAGAATTATAAGCTCTTCTCCTATAAGCTTATGCATATATCGGTTATCTTCTGCAGCATTCGGGGAATATACGTGAATAAAATCTGCAGCAGCTTTTGCCATAGATGATAAGTTGGATCTGTTAACAAGTCTAAATCTTGGACGCTTAGCACCTTCCGGATCTTCGTATAAAACAATTTTAAACGTATAATATTGCATATTGGATTCCATCATGCGTTTCTTTGATATTATATCATTCATTTTAGACTCTGAGAGGTTGAATGAGTTTAATAAAAACATTAACCTTTCAGAGTCGTTTTTTGGGATATTGGAGTATCTTGATTGATACTCTAGCAATCTCTCTTTTCTACTTTTCATACACAATCTGTCCTTAATAATATGGAATATGAATTCCACTAATTCTAATATCTATTGGAATAAGTTTATAATTATTATTAGGAGCCTGAAATCCTAATTGATTCATAACATAATCATCTTTAAATTCTGGGTCTCTTTCGTATGTATAATTATTTTTCTTTTTATTATACACATGGAACGTTATTGCAAAATTCCCGCCATAAAGTCTTTCAAAATACATATCACTCGTTTGACTTCTATCATATGGATAAGCAAATTTCCTAACAGGTGTACATACACCATATATCTTATAATTTCCATAATCTTCAGCGGTATTGTAATTTATACCATCAAACAATACTCTAGTATTATCACAACATTTTTTCAAATATTCTTCTGTTGGGTATTCTTCTGGTATATATGGAAAACTAATTCTAAAAGTTGGTATACTTGTATTATTACTTTTCATATCATTCTGTATAATATTTGATACTTTAAAATCTACAGTAATATCATCTATAACTATAGTCTTTCTGCGATTATAAAATAGAAACTCTGAAAACCAATTAGTTGCCATTGGATCTATTTTTGCAAACGTTTTTTTTCTAGTATCCTCTGTTATAACATCATCCACTATAGAATTAAGAACATCCATCACATTTCCAAAATATTTTGATTCATATGAACTGTTTGTAAAGGTTTTTGGTACATTCTTTAATCTCCCCCATACATGAAGTTCTGTTGGTATCGCTAAAACCGTATAGCCGTTCTCTAAATTGTCCTTGTTATACTGACTAAGGACTTTATCGGATTCCTCATCAAATTCGAATACACTATTACCTCTTAAACTGTTCATATCGTCCATAAAATTTGTTTGACCGCGACTATTAAATGATATTAATCTATGTCCTATTGGGTCATCGGAAAATGAAAATGATGTATTATACTGTACACTATGGAACTTCCATTCTTTATAAGTGTATATGGGGTCATACGTTCCCAATCTCATTGCTCCAGCAACACATTTACCATAAGTAGTAAAATATGCAACATTTGCCGGAACATTATCTGAGGACAGATTTTTATATTTATCCGCATCCCGTATATCTTTTTCAAGTCGTATCATAATTATACCAGTACCATTATGATACCCTTTTGGTATTGTATATGGGTTAGTTTTTCCATTAATTTTTGTTGTTGTAGATGGTATGATTGGCATAGTTCCAGTTTTTGGAAAACCATCAACATCGACATATATTTCCCCCTCCGGTACCATTTCCGCTGGAACATGTGTACACCCAAGAATCGCATCATGAGCACTATCCGTTATATGTAAACTTCTAAAATATTTATGGGATTCATCATAAGGTACAACGGATGTTGCGTCAATAACCATATTTCCACCATCAGCTATAGTTCCAGTTATTAGTGTCCCATCTGAAGTTAATGCAGTCTTACCATATAATATATCGTCACCAGTAGCTGTTGTTTGGGTGGTTGTTGTTGGATTATATACAACTTTACCGGTTCCATCATGATATCCTTTTGGAATTGTATAACTCGGATTAGAGTCTCCAACGATTACATTATTGGTATTTGTGACATTCTGTATGGTGCCCGTTACAATGTTTCCATCCTTGTCATATCCTTTTTTAGTAGACAACATATCATCAGCCGTTATAGTTGTACCATCTTTAATTTTTTCTTTAACCTTTTCATTTATATCAAGAGTACCATATGCTTCATAGATCTCATAGACATTTGTTTCATTGGGCACATTTCTTTTCCCAAAAAACTTCTTTCCTGTCACAACATCTTCAGGATTCACTGTCAGATTTCCAAAATACGGTAAAACTATATTACAACCGTTGTAAAACCCATCCTTGAGAAGTACACCAGTAGTCAGTCCCTTATAAATATAATCTGGTGTATATAAGATGGAAGTATCTCGCCCTTTTATAGCACCATCATGCAATCCGGGTTGTGAAGGATATGGTGTTATTGCCCCATAGTGACTATAGTCGAACACTCTAACTCCGCCATCAATTTGATTTCCGTCAGAGTCATACGCCATTTTACCCTGTTTGATATCTTTCCATGTTGCAGTACTTTTTTTCAGATTTGATGAAAACGCTGTGGCTGTTCCAACAATTTTCTGTCCATTAACCCATGCAACTTTATTTTTAGCAATATCTTCAGCTTTCGCATCGCCAGAGGTACTATCGGCAATAGATTTAACCGAAATAATATTATCATCGTTATAAAATCCTTTTGGAAGTTTATAATCGTCTCCAGGGTCAATGGATATTCTTGTATTGTTATATATAGTGGCCGTTCCAACAACAATATCACCATCCTTTGCCATTTTATAAGCATGTCCATCCGCAACATCTGATGGAAGTGCTACATTCTCATCACTAGCATTCATATCTAAATTCTTAGGCATATACAAATCCTTTCCAGTTTAAATCCCATATTTTTTCACATGTATTCCAATAAAATCAATATCAATATATATATTAGAATTCGAATCCCATAATTGAGAGATATATGTATTTGTATTTATTTCTGTACTCTTCTCATACATATCATTCCCATTTGATTGTACATGGAACGTTATTCCAAAATTTGCTCCTTTGAAATTGCCTAAAGGTGAATTTGGATTTCCTTTCGCATAGTCTTTAAATACAGCGCTACACGTAGCATATATCTTTATTTTATTTGACAAATATTTCTCTTTATTTTCATAATCTATTCCGTCGTAATCAATATGACATGCATTGATACATTTTTTTATATACTGCTCATTCACAGTGTCTTCTCCATCGTAAGGCATATACGGAAAGGTTATTTTATACTTAAGGGAATCTTCTTTTTTACTAATGTCATTATAAAACTTTACGACTATTTGATCTATAATAATATTCTTCTCTTGATAAGATAATTGTCTAGAAAACCAATTGAGTTCAAAATCATCGTTGTATATATAATTATATTTATCTATAATCAAGTCAACATTTGGATATCCAGAAGAATATTGATTATTTTTTGATGATGTAGTATCAGATTCTGTATTTTCATGATATATACCATAATGATTTACCAATGAAAACATCCTTAACTCTGTAGGAATTGCTAATACAGTATTTCCAAATTCTGAATTTAAAATATTATATTGGGAATAAGGGTGGTGAACAAACTCTTTACCATCATCAATTCTTTCCGTTCTTTTTATAAATGTTATTTTTCTATTTTGTAATGCTATATCGCTCATAGAATATCTCATATACGTATTAAAATAAGCGCCATCAATTATTTTATTTAGAAATACTGGAGACCAGTTTGCTAATATCAGTCTCCCATCTTTACATTTACCATTATCATCGAAAAAGTAATTACCGGCCAATACATTATACTCTGTAGACCGCTTCATCTCCGGTATATTAGAAAAATCGTTTGTTAATTTCAAATTAGCTTTAACCTTACCGGTCCCATCATGATATCCTCTTGGTATGGTGTATGATGAATTATTATCGGATAATACAATTGGATTTATATTTGTAGAATTTGGAATTTTCCCTTCTACCAATTCACCATTAATATCATATCCACGTTTTCCAGCTAAAAAGTATTCACTTCTAAGATTTGTTGTATCACGAATTTTCCTTTTAAACTCTTCATCTGGATTATATGTCCCGGTAAATAATCTGTTCATTGATACAGCTGTTTTACCAATCATTATATCAGATGGCACCGCCGTTGTAGAATGTAGTAAATCTGGTATATACATTTTAAAATTTCTATAATAACCGGGAGTTAAATTATACGGTACACTATTATTATCTCTTGTTAGAAGTCTTATATTAGGATCTTGAATATTATAACTATAAAACGTAGAATCATATAACCGCATAATATCTATCGAAAAATCATTCCTAACTGCTATTTTACCGGTTAACAAATCACCTGTAGAGTTATATGCCGTTTTTCCATTGATAATATCATCCGGAGAAGCCGTTGTTCTCACATTTTTATCAATGTATCCTTCTCCTATAACTTTCCGACCATTAACCCATGCAGTTTTATTTTTCTTTATATCATGTGCGGTTGCGGTGCTATATGTATAATCAGCCAAGCTTGCAACAGATATTTCTATACCATCACGATAAAATCCAGGATCAAGTTTTACAGTATCACCCGGTTCTAATTTTAATTTTTTAAGAGGAAGAATCTCGGCCGTGCCAAATAAGATTTCCCCACTTACTGGATGTCTAAATCCATATCCTTTTGCAACATCATTTCTTGTTGCAGACGTTGTATCCAGTTTGGTTGAAATTGCACCATTTTCACCAGTTATTGAATCGTAGTATAAATTATTATCATCTCTAGGCATGATTATTTTCTCCTATATTGAAAAATATATTTTTAATTGTTAGTGAATCACTTATATAAAAAATACTTAGATAGCCGAAACGACTATCTAAGTATTGTACCGATCTATCGCTCTATAAAACTAAATTTCTTACCAAATATGATATAATAAGGTCTCGGTCCCTCATTAAACACATAATAGTTTATAACATCTGCTAATAATATGGCTACCGCTGACAGAAGTACCCAGAATATAAAAAACTGAGGACATATTACACCGTATAAATTGAATTTGAGATTGCTATAATCCCACATGTGTACATGAAAAACGAATACGCTCACAATACCAACCAGAAATTCGATAAGTGTTACAACAATACCACCAACAATCATCTGATATTGTAATTCTATATCCCACGATATGTTGTTATTAAACATATCTAATATCATAAATGCTGCAGCACCCATTATCCCTGATGCTATATACGACCAACCCATTTCGAACATTTTCATTCTAGAATGGAATAATACTTCTATGGTAATATAAGTGGAGAATCCTACATAGAATAGAACAAGTCTTCTTAATATATTTTTCACAATAATATCCCCTCCAAGATAATATCATTTATTAACCTTCTCTGGTAACAGAACCTTCCGGCTTCGTCGGATCTGCCTTAGAAATATCTACAGATGAAATATTTGTGATTGAGGATGCAGCTTTCATCTCGTTGGCGAGTTTGGCAACAGATTGATTCATAATAGCAGTAGATTCTTCAATAATATCAATATATTTTGACATATATTTTCCAGTTAATTGGTCACCATATTTAATAAGTGTAACAAACTTAACATCATCATCGGTTTTAAACTCATTTGTGATATATTGTTTTAACTGATTAAAATATGTTGTCTGAACCGTTTTATTGGATAATAATGACATATATATTTTGAATATCTCTTCTACAGAATACATTCTACAATCCCCACCATCACAATGATAAGGCTGTGGCATTCCTGTGGTTCTTGCAAAAACTACAAGATTATCAATATTTGTCTGATCTCCAGTAGCCAATCTATATGAGAAATGTTCAGTTGTTGTCCCAAACTCAACATTCACACCTTCTTCAATAATGTTGTTACATTTTTCAGATAATTCCGCTATTTTCTCAGCTTTCGCTTCTTCTATAGATATAGGAAGATCTTTACCAGTTAATTCATTATGTATTGCGTTTTTTTCACCGAATGTAAGGTTATTGTATGATCTCAATATCTTTCCTATATCTTTTCCGCTATTATACTGATAGCTTAGATATCTAGAAATAATATCATGCTCCACTTCACTTATCATTTAACACCCCCAATTACGCTAGAAAGCATTCCTAATAGTCTGACATTTTCAGATTCCAGACGGTCCATTCTTATTAATGGTGGTAATACTATGTCACATTTTATCTCTTCAGTTTTATTCTCTATAACCTGCCCGTCTTTATCATATACAGGTGTTGTTTTAATATTATAAAAATATCCACCTTTATATATTGTAGGAAGGTCTATATTAAACTGAGAACATTCTACGACATATGCATTTTCATTAAAAGTTCTATGGACAATCAATGTAGCAATTGTAGGATTATCATAATTTTGTACAGCTACAACATTATGAACACCATTTTCATCAGGTAATATAATAGCAAATTCCTGTTTAGAATACATTTACCATCACCCCTCTCGTTCCATTCTTAATATTTCATCCTTATATGCATCCATAACAATATCTCCCCATGCAAGAAATACACAACCAACTCCGCCAGCCATATATCCGCCATAGTGATTTCCAGTCCCGCCAGCACCTCCTCCTAAACCTGCTGTTGGAATAGAACCACCTTGACCATGACGATCCCATCCGTTGCCTCCACCACCAGCTCCTCCTGGCTGTGGGACACTGCCTCCTGCACCGCCTGTTCCGCCACCACCACCATATAATACTTTGGTAAGTTTTGAACGTGTTGTACTATGTTGTCCAGTTCCAGGATGCTCACCCTTACCATCTGATCCATCGGAGCCGCCAATACCACCGGTTCCCCCACCACCACCAGATGATCCAGGCCCTCCATATGTACCGTACTGATATGTGCCCCAGCCATCACCACCTTTAGCCGCTGTCAACGTAACTCTATTGTTTCCAACTATAACTTGTGTTGAATCGTTATTCATATAAGTATTATTGTATCTACTGTATGGAAAAGCGCAGAGTATCTGTTCCCCGGGTGTAACCTTTAATACTCCTTCGGTTATATAACCACCACCGCCACCACCTGTTGGGGTTGTATAACTACGGGTTCTACCTCCTGATTCACGTTCTTCTAAATCTGCATAGTGAGCTTGTCCGCCATTTCCAACCAAAAGATAACCGATATATTTAACATTTGCCGGTACGGTAAATATTTGGGCCGTTTGAATATACGCAATAGGTAATGAAAAACTTCCATTTAATTCAGATATTGATATAGATTTGCTAATATTAGCAGTAGACAACGAATATACTCTTGAACTTGAATCTATAAGAGAACCGTAAGGGAATATTTTTATATACCATGTACCAATGTCCAATATATCACTTGTAAAGGATCCCATTTTTCCCTTATTTATAGCATCCACAACAAATGTACCTTCTCCAGGATTGTCTGGAGTCCCGGGTTCCGAGTCTTTTTTATACAAAATTCTAACACCCATGCACATCCCTTTGCGTTCGGCGGTTCTATTCAATTCTTTTCCTTGTGCCCATATTTTAGAACTGCTCAGCTCCCAAGACACGGTGAATTTTCTAGAATAGAGCTGAGCAACCTTAAAATTTTCTACAATATTTACCCCAAAATATGTTGTCAATATCTCTGCAAGTTTTGATTTTGGAATTGTTATATAAGGATCTCTTTCGGATTCAGTATTAAAATACATACCCTGTGGTATACGAACGTTTATACCAGTCTCTTCAACGTCATATGATAATAACTCTTTATGATCGCTATTATTAGCACATGTTCCTGATAATTTAACGCCAGATGCCGATGTAAATGTTCTACCATCTAACACATACTTCTCTACAGCATCTCCCAATTTAGATGATTGTATTCCAAGATGTGTAGATCCTTTGATATAACCAGTTGACAGATTTGGTGATAGATACGCATAACTTTTATCCTGGTTCAATTCTAGAGAATTAAACACTTCAATTCTAGATGTTACTCCTCCATCTATAGTCATACTTGCAGTATTGCCTGTACCGGCATCTTCCATCTCACCTTCTTGCAGCTCACCCTCTTTATCTATATATATTTTACCTTTACGTATATCATACGCACTGACGTTGATCACATCGATATCCGATGCCCCTCCGCCCGGTCTCATTAATACTTTTCCCATGTTAAGTCCTCCGAATTACTTAAATTGACTATACCATTCTTCCTCAATAATCTTATCAGAACCAGATAAAGATCTTATCATATCATATTCTTCTTGACCGATAATTTTTACAGCCCATTCTTCTGGCACGTATAACTTTACTCGTTCATTTTCATTATGTTTTGCAAGAACCGTATTCCAGTAATAATTATTTGCAAGAGCTTCTGCGGTATGTGTATCACAAATAGCAGTAACTCTCTTATTTACACTTCCAGTATGTTGATAGTTATATGCAGAGCACCAACCACAACCAGCAGCGATAGGACAATTGAAACACTTATCGATACTCTGAGATCTTCTTGTGATAGAATGCAATGCACAAATATTGCAATGATCTTTTTCACAACATCCGATACCAGTATTTACATTGCCGATTCTAAGAGGCTCAACATCATCTCCAACAGAAGATTTCATATATCTTACACAGTTAAAGATATCTCCTCTTACATCAACAGATACCATTTGTCCATTGCCACCACACCAGTTCTGGTTATCATCTTTCTCCATCGGATGGTAACTAATAGGTTCAAATAGCCTGATAGAAATCTTGTCTTCCAAATCATTTTCAATCATATAATCTGCAAGATCTTTCAATTGTCTATATAACTCTTGTGCATGTTCTAATTTCCACACATCTTCATATACACAATTTTCATTAACGTTCGTAAAGCCAAGATTTATCATGTTTTTAACAGCATCAGATAAGTATGAGACGTTCTCTGGAGCTATTGTAAGCTTAGTACTACCCGAACCTGTTCTTTTCATCCAATCAACAGCAGCTTTGGATGCTATATCATATGATCCTTTACCATCATGGAAAACTCTACAAGAATCATGAAGAGTTTTATTACCATCAACAGTGATTGCAAGAGATACTCTTCCTTCATATTTCTTTAGGAACTTCTGCACCTTTTCTGTAAAGTACAAAGTACCATTTGTTCCAACAGAAACCATGAAGTTATACATCCAAGGATGATTTAACTCAATACATCTCTTGAAGAAATAATCAAGAATCTGATCGATAAGGTCTACTTCTAAGAAAGGTTCACCACCAATAAAATCTATAATGATAGCATTGGTGTTATCCTGATTGAGATAATCGTTCTTGGACTTATCGTCAGTGAGTAAAAGTTCGATAAACTTCTTTGCATCTTCGATCTTTAACTTTTGAGCACTCTTACAAATCTGATAACAGTAAGAGCATTTAAGATTACAGGACTCAGTAACCTGGAAGGTTACAGCTTTAGCTCCGATGAACTCTTTCTTCTTACTGTTATCGAATATATATTCAGCCATAGACTCAAGATAGTTGTTATACTCTTCCCCCTGCCTATGATTATGATATTTATAAATGACATCTAGTGGTACATAATTACTTACCATTCTTCACCTCTACAAATTGTGCTTTCTCCAACAGTTTACTATAGTTACCATCATCATTAATTGTGATAGTGAGCTTCTCTGTAGTAAACTCAATGCTCCAGTTGATCTTGTCTAAAAGCTCTTCGGGAACATAGATCTTTATAATGTCGGATTTAAGCATTTCATACATAACAGCTTTATCAACATAGTCTTGTAAAAGAATTTCAAATCTTTCAGCAGAAATGTCGATGTCCTTCTTTTCAACTGTAATGTCCACAACCTTTTGTGAAGCATATGTCATATAATCTGCAGCCTGAAGACGAATGTTATCATCTCTATTAATCTTTCTTGAATATTTTCTCATTTTTTCTCCATCTAAATGTGATTTGCATTGTTATACAAACTTGTACAAAGTCTGCTTAGCCAGTTCTCCGTTTACTTTTCTCAATGATACATTTGCAGTTAATAAGGAATGGTAATCTGTATACTCTAAGAGAACATTCTCCACCCCATCTTTCATATCATCATAAACAACAATCTTTTCAATCGGAAACTTATAACGATCTAAAATCTCCATTAACTGATGTCCGGCAGCGTCTTGAGAAACGGCTAAAACCTTTTGCCTATCATTATCTATCTCTTCATCAATATTGATGATATTATCGATAGTTTCAGACTTTGCCAATTTTGTATTGATTAATTCTATCTTCATATATATCCTCTCTAAGCTCCCAATCTGTTAGAGCTATATGATGTTCCTGTACAAGTTGTTGTACATGTGGTAGAGCAGTTAGTAGTACAAGATCTACTACATCCACCAGAACACATATTATTGCAACTGGTGTTACATGTTCCACTACAGCTTGATACACATGTTGTATCACATCCTTTGCTACATAAGCTAGCACAAGAATCTCTACAACTGTTAGAGCAAGTAGAGTAGCAAGAGTTAGAACATTCTGATTTACAACCAGCCTGACAGCTTGATTGACATGCTCCTTGACATCCACCTTGACATTTTCCGGTGCATGTACTGGAACACCCTGAGCAAGCATTATGACATCCATTTCCACATGAAGATTCACAACTGCCAGTACATCCGTAGCATCCACCTTGACAATTAGTACATGCCATATACTACCTCCTCGCTCCAGGACCGTTCTGAGACCCTCCACTTTTACATCCAGAACAACTGGTGGAGCAAAATGACTTACAAGAGGACGAACACCCGCCACAGGAACCACATCCCCCACCACAGGAACCACAGCCAGAGCATCCTCCGTCACATCTTCCTGAGCATCCTCCAACACAGGATCCAGCACATCCTTTACATCCACCGTCACATCCAGAATAACAAGATGTAGAACAGCTTCCTTTACATTCTCCAGAACAAGTTCCTGTACATCCGGAACATCCAGCAGAACATCCTACAGAACAATTTATAGTACAATTATCTTGGCAGGTTGATCCACATCCACCTTGACAGATTGTACTACATCCACCGGAACATGATGACGAACATGCGGAGCCACAATTAGAAGTACATGTTGTAGAGCATCCAGAGCATGATCCCTGACAAGAGTTCCTACACCCATCACAACTGTTATAGCAGGATCCAGAACACATACCCGTACACATTCCTCTACAGTTTGTTGTAACTTCAGAAGTTCTAGGAATATATACAGGTTCTTTTTCTAAATCTGATAATACCTTTTCCATCTCGATAACTTTCTCATCGATAGGAACAGAATCATCTTTGCCGTGGTAAGTATTGTTATAATTAAATACATCATTAATCTCTAAGAGACTAGATGTAAGTTTATTAACATGCTCACCACGAACAGGAGATCCCTGAGAGGGATCCTGTTCAAAAGTAATCAAAGAAGATTCATCAAATCCACCAATAGGATTTGTTCTACGAGTAACAAATTCTCTATTGATTCTTTGCTTAATCTCAATGATATATTTATCTAAATCGTTTCTATTCATATACTCCTCTTTAATTAAGATGCAGATACTACTATAAATGGAGCAGATACAATACTTCCAGCAGCCTTAGATACTGATACATTGTCAATAACTAAAGATGTCAAAATATTATCATGTTGTCCAGGATTATATGCATTCGGTCCAGATGTTACCGGAGAGATAATAATCTGCATAGAGCTGTTCTTTGATGTCTTGCTTGTAGAGTATGGTAATACTACACTAACTTCTCCAAAGTTATTCATATCAGAAAAGTTTGAAATATTATTCTGATACTTTTCTTTTAAAGTTCCTGTTCCACCGATTCCCATACAAGGTACTATTGGGAACGACTTTAAACTGGAAACAGTGACTATACCACAGGGAACTAGATTACTGTTTGTTAACGGTGGTACAGGTTTCTTTTCTATATTATCATAATATAGAGCCTTAACCTTAAACAGTTCGATATTATCATACTTTGAAGCATTTTCCTCAAAGAACCATGTAGCATCTCTAAAAATCGGTCTCAGTCTAATTGTAACAGCAACATTTCCTAATGGTACATTATCGTATGTGCCGAAAAAGATTGTGCTATTCGCAATAGAAGTTCTACCAGAATAATCTACCATGATTCCTTGACCGGAAGATGCTTTTGCATCAGTGATTGTGGAGCCAGAAGAATAGAATCTAGCGGTACCAAATCTTGATTCATCTGTTTCAATCTTAGATGCATCAACTCCAGAGGTTCCGAATCCTCCGGAACCCTTTCCACCACCACCGTCAAAGTAATATGAATTACCTTCCCAGTCTTCTAGTCTGACAAATCTATTTTCTTTAGCCATTTTTCCTCCTAACTATACTCCAGAACCGTATACGGCAAATACTTTATTTACAAAATCATATGGAGAGTATACACTCAATGAATTTGAATTTATCGTTATCTTAATTCTTAAATGTGTTATACCAGGCAGAACTCTAAATCCACCATACATTGAGATAAATTTTTCTCCACCACTAGAATTAAATGTCCAGTAATAAAGTTTCTCATTCTTAACACCAGTATCGAGATCTTCGTCAACATTATTATCTACAATAACAGATAGAATTCGATAATCCCACTGAGAAAATCCAGCAAAACCGAAACTTGCACTTAAATTGATATCCAAAAATTCGCTATATTGTGGAAGTTCTACAATAAGCTCTTTTGGAGCAGAATAAGTTATAGTTTCCTGAACTGGTATGGATTTTCTAAAGGATATAATCTTCTTCTCTGTAGATACTACCAATGGTGTAACAGGATAAGTCTTATCAAATGCCTGTTTTAGACTGTTCAGCCTCGCTATTGTATCAGTAACGGAGTTCTTCAAATCTACGAAGTTAGTATCCTTCTTGATGATATCAGAATAATCTGGAAGGATCTTTGATTGAGCTTCCAACTTTGATACTGTTGTTAACAAACCTTCCGTACGAGTTCTGATAAAGTTTACTTCGTCCTTAGTAACTGCAAAGGATGTAGGCAACTTTGCTTCCAATACAGACATATTTGTCTCTAAGGTTCTCTGTTTCTCTTTAACTTCGGTTATATCACTAGAAACGTTGGAAGGTATATTTCCAACAGTTGTTTCAATAGTAGATAATCTATTCTTCAAAGAACCTATCTCGCTAGTATTAGCATTATTCAACTCATCTGGAAGAGTTTTGATTTTCTCTTTGATAGTTGTAGAAGCTGCAATAGCTTCGTCTACCTTATCTCTTAATGCCTTAGCCTCTTCCTTTGTCATAGTTATAGTGCTTGGAAGTTTTAAAACTTCTACCTGACTTTTTACAGTTTCGAAGTTTGACTTCAGCTTAGCAAATTCTGTTGATATATCAGCAGATGCTCCATTTTGTAATTCTGTTACCTTACGCTGAAGATCATTAACAGAAGATTTCAATGTTTCAAGTTCGGTAGAACTTACGGAAGCTCTTTCACCAGATGCTGGTGTACTACTGCTGCCAGAACCGATATTGGAAACTCTTACCAAAAGATCATCGACCTTGGTTCTTAATGCATTAGCTTCATCCTTGCTAATTGTTACACTCTCTTGAAGCTTTATAGCTCCAACTTTAGTTTGCAATTCTGATATGGTAGATTTTATAGTAGCAATTTCTACACTATCAACAGAAGATCCTGTACCACTGGTTTGCAAACCGTTTACTCTATTCTTTAATTCATCTACAGATGCTTTTAAAGTAGTATACTCTTGAGATGTAGCAAAATTTGTACCAGATATCTCGGTCGGTAAACTTTTAAGTCTCTCCTGAATAGTATCAATAGTACTCTTCACATTTGCTAATTCTGCTGTTGGTAAAGATGTAACTGTCTCTTTAATCTTAGCAGTATCAATAGTTACCTGATCAATCTTAGTTCTTAAAGCGTTGGCTTCTTCGGTTGTCATGGTAATCTTATCTTGAACTTTCAATGCAGCCATCTTTACTTTAAGGTCATTGGTAGTAGATTTTAATGTCTCCAATTCCACTTCCAATGCTCCCTGACGAGATACTGGTAAATTTGCTATCTGCTCTTCGATAACAGCGATCTTAGCAATAGCCTCATCCATTTTTGTTCTTAAATGACCGGCTTCATCCTTTGTCATAGACAAATTATCTTTAAGAGCAATAGCAGAAAAGTTTGCAGAAATATCAGAAACTTTGTTTCTTAATGCAGTTATCTCTTCGCTATTTACAGAAGCAGAAACTTTTTCTGGAAGAGTATCTATCTTGCCACTAATAGTGGTCAATTCATCTTTTAATTCGTCAACCACTTTTCCACTAGCAACATCTGTCAATGGTCCAGACTGTGCATTTCTAACCTTATCATCGACATAGTCTTTTATGTTGACATTTGTACCATCAAGTAAAACAGATTCTGCAGAAGTTACAACATTTACAGGATCTGGCGTTCGGGTATCTTTATTTACAACGCTTATTCGGACCTTCCTTAATTTATCTGACATTTATAGATTCCTTTCTATATACAATAATTTCTTTGGGAACACTTTTACATGTTCCCAAAGATTTTCCCTCACTACTAATATTTTTATACAAAAATAAAACAACTATACTCCAGTACCGAATACGGAAATAGTTTTGCTATCACCATTAGCCTGGGATACAATATAAACATTTGCAGCACTATCCGTTACAAAATGAAGTCTAATCTTTGTTGTAGGTTTAGATACAGCAAATGATGTATTAAACCAGAACTTCGACAAATTAGTTCCATTCATTTGAATTTCCTGCTTATGGAAAAGTACCGTATTTTCATCTTCGCCGTTATCTATAGTTACAGTAACTTTTCCATCAGTAGATTGTGTATCGTTCACTTTCAGCAGAAAAGCAACATTAAGCGTTAACAAATTCTTGAATTCCGGAAGAGATATCTCAACATTCTGTTCTGTATTAGAAAAATATCCTTGACTATCAACTCCAGGGAATTCTGTATCTTTATTGTATGATACCATAACCGGAATTGTAGAAATCGTTTGTGATAAAGATTCGATACGTTCCTTCATTCCCGATATATCGGTAATTGGAATAGCATCAACTTTTTCTTTTAACCTGTTCACTATAGATTTCAAACTAGACTCATCTTCAGAGCTATTGATACTATTAACTGTCTGCTGGAGTTCAGTTACTTTGGACTTAATGGTCTTAAGATCTTCTATCGGAAGACTATCTACAGTTTCTTTTAAAGAAGATAATGTTGTTTTGATGGTACTGTAATCTGAAACAGATTCCTTAAGAGTTTTCAATCCTTCTGTGTTTGCAGTGATTGCTTCATTTAAGCTGTTATCGTTAGCAGAAGATTCATGATGATCTTCTTTATTAGAGGCACCGTTTGACAGATTATCTACTTTCTCTTTTAAAGATAGTAATGATTGATTATTGTCTATAAGATCAACAATGTATTCTTCTGTAAGTTCTACTTCTTCATATTCATCTGTGGTTACTGGATTTGCCGGTTGAACTGTATCACTTGGAGTTTCTGATACGACATTATTACCATCTTCAGTAGTAGATTCTTCATGATGCTCTTCCGTTGGTACTGGTGCATTTGTAGAAGGTTCAACAACAGCTACTGGTTGTTTCTTCTTTCTTCTGATCATAATATTATGAAGAGTTGCACCTTCTGCACCTTTCCAATCTACACCGTTTTTTGTATATTCCAATTTACCGTCATCATTCTCTCTAATAAGAGCGATAGATTGATTTTCATTTTCAACGGTACAAATCGGATTCGATATCATCGAACCGGTTTTTAATATTTTTAATCCAACAATATCATCGATATTTACATAAACAACTTGCCCCGCATATTCTTTTGAACCATCTATCTGAAGATAAATAGATCTTTCTACTGCGGTTAAAGAACTATTCAGTTTATAACCAATCTTACAGATTTTTCCAGTAATGGAGGAATTTTTATCTTGGTTTTTATATGAACAAGCAATAATGTCATCAACCTTTAATATAGCACTCGTCTCCACATTGTTATCATACTTTAATAAAATCTTTACATGTGGTATCAAGGTATACTCATTAGATAATAGCATTTATGATCTTTTCTCCTTATATTATAATTTAATTACTATAAAGTTTCCAAGAAANTGGGTAAGCTGTTAGTGTTATTTTAAGTTCGATAAAGCCTCTTTCAAGTTACTAAGATAGGTGTCATAGTAGTTCTTAGACTTCTCATCCATCTGATCATAATGATCATTACCATGATTAACTCTATCTAAGATAATGATGTTTCTGATGAAGTAGTACATGAAGATATACTCATCATAATTCTCCGGCTTCATATTGTTACAATAGATACAGAACGCCAAGCATAATTTCAAAGCATCATTGAATTCAATACCATGAACATCCAGAATTCTTGGACAATCTGCGATATTATTGATTGGATATTCTGTATTTCTGAATTTGTAATTGAAATCATCATAGATCTTATTAGGCTTCTCCATGTAGAACTTCTTAACTTTAATAGACTTACAAGCTTCTTTAAAGTCATTCAAAGTATAAGATTCTTCAGAAGCCTTCTCAATAAGTTTAAACTTTTCTACCGCTTTCATATCATTAGCTTCAGTAGCTTTCTTAATAGCAGCATCTAAAGAAGCTTTACGATCTTCAATGGTAGACATAAACATATCGGCAGTCTCTTTGCCAAGATTATCTGTAGTCTCTTTGATGTCTGTGTATAACTTTTCAAACATCTCATCGATATCTACACCCATATTCTTAGCATTAAACTCTTTTGCAAGCTCATCTAAAGCAGCTTTTGCAGTAAAGTTCAAAATCTGTCGTGTTACAAGACTTCCATTTTGAGCAGCCGCCTTGGCAGCAAGCTTATATACTTCTCCCTTCATGGAAGATGGAAGTTTTTCATAAGCACTATTAATCTTCTTACCAGCATTGATATCCTGTACAATAGCTGTAAGCTTAGCAATATCTTCTAATTGATTAATAGCACCAAACTCACCATCCTCCTGAAGAAGTGCTTTCATCTTTTCTTCAGCAGAACCTTCTCCACTAGAGAAAGATTCCCACATTTGATCAAGCTTAGCTTTATCTTCTTCAGGAGAAGCTTCTCCGATGATATTTGTTACACCGGTCTCTGCATTATATACAGTATTCATAACAACCGGCTTCTTCTCTTCTGTGTTATTTTCACCCATTATAAAATCTCCTTTAAATCTTATTCAAACTGTGAACCATACTTCTGCAGAGACATTCTGATAGCAACAACAATGTCAGCAATAATATCAGTATTTCTGATCATTCTGTTGTAATAGTTATCTCTGAAGAAGTTTCCGTTATCTGTAACGATAAGCTTCAATGTATTGGACTCTGTAGTATTCTCTCCTAATACATAATCAATGATATCATTAAGAGGAATATCAAATGTTCCCATACTGGAAAGAACATACTCGATATTTGCATAGATATATGCAAGACTATCACTCTTGAAAATCTGTTTAGTATACTGAATGATATTGTCAGCCTCTCTATTACTGGTCTTAATCTCTTTGAAGCCAGAAATGATATTATCTCTCTCTTTGATGATATACATAGAGAAGAATAAGATCATGTTATCAAAGAACTTTGACACAAAGAAGTCATACATATAGTATGCAGTATTGAACAGATCCATTCCAATCTCTTCCGGATTACTGGTACATGTCACGTTGTAAAATGCACAGATCTTATCAATGATATCTGTATAAACCGTACGGCTCGTATCATTAATCTCTTTACTATTTCCAGTGAATCCGTTCAAGAGATGGTTGAAGTTAATACCATATCCATAAACAATGTTCGGCAACTGCTGTTGCATTGTCGGAATGGACTGCAATGAGTTATCAATTACATCACTGATGTAATCATAGTTGAACTTGCTCAGGATATCCGCTAATTGGATATCTGGATTAACATTATTTTTTGCTGAATTATAGGCGAACGCTTCGCCAGTGTATCCCGTAGTAGTCATTATTCTTCTCCTTATATAGTACTATTCTTCATCTTCGACAGTATTGTATTTAGCAATGTCTTCGATAGAAGCGTAAGATTCATCAGTTATAGTTTCTGCAACATCCTCTCTTGGATGTAATTCCGGATCTGCATCAGGATCTTCATCTTGATCATCTCCTCCATATACAGTATCAAGAACTTCTTTAGCATCTTTCTCGATAGCTTCAGCTTCATTCATATTATCGGTAATACGTTTGAAATACTTATTTGGAAGCTTCTTCTCAATTGTTGGGTAGATTTCATCGAATCCTTCTCTGATAATTTCTGTCATCTCACCAGACATATCGGCGTAACAGAAAATGAGATTGATCTTTCTGTCATCTCGATCATCAACAGAATATAGAATCAAAAAGAAATCCAAATATTGCTCAAATAAAGCTGCCTTACAAGACTCTTTGAATAGATCTAAACTAGCAAGATCTAAGAATCTATCAATATCAGCCTTCTTTATAAATCTCGTAGCATAATCCATATGGTTAAGCTTCTCATTGTAGATTCTTACTTTCTGTTTGAGCTTTTCTCTGCGTATGTCCGACAACTTTTTAGTCATCATTATGTATTGCGTCAACAGACCAATCGCCCATCCAAGCAGTATTCCGATACATATTTCGATTTCTGGTGAAATAGATCCTGGTTGTAAGTTTGTCATAAAAATTTCTCCTTCCGCTTGACAAAAATATAGGTAATCACATTTATCAGTGTTCACTTTCAAATAATTGATATATTTATGAAAGGAAAACTTAATTTGATTACTAATATTGTGCCTAATCAAGTAAAAGTGTATATTCATGAAACTACTACGAATAATAGTTTCATGAAAGTTCATCACTTTTTAAAAGCAAAGGGTATTAAGAATAATTCATTCTTCTTATCAATATATGATCCAGACTTGATTGGTGTCGATCCAAGAGATCCATCATTAAATCAAGTAATGAAAATGAAGATACTTAGAGAGTGTATGGTAAACTACTGGTACTTCATTAGAGAGGTTGTAAGGCTACCAGCCGAAGGACAAGAAATTCCTTACAATCTAAGCCGTGGTAACTTAGCGATGAGCTATATGTTCGTATATAACATAAGCCAATTCGTGGAATTCCCTCGACAGCATGGTAAAACAATATCTGCACTGTGTTGGTATCTATGGGTATTCAACTTCGGTGGAAAAAATATAAAGATGCTATTTGCTCATAAGAAACACTCTGGAGCAAAAGATAATTTGAAATCATTAAAGAATATACGAGATCAGTTGCCACCGTATTTACAGATGGATTCTGCTATAGATCAGATGACTGGTAAACAGATAAAGGCTCCTAATACATTAGAGACTTTACAGAATCCTATCAATAAGAATCTTATCGTTACTCTTCCTGGTGCTAGAACTCCTTCTCTAGCAGATGGAGCAGGTCGTGGTGCTACCATGGCAATACAGTTCTTCGACGAGTTTGCTTTCTTACCATATAATGATATAGTATATGCGGCTGCAGCACCAGCCTTCTCTAAAGCTGCGAGTAATGCTAGTAAGTATAATGCACCATTCGGAATGTTGATCACTACTACACCCGGAGATTTGACTACAAGAGAAGGTGCATATGCTAACCGAATGAGGTTAAATGCTACAGAATGGAATGAGAACTTCTATGATCTATCTTATCAAGATCTAAAGAATCTTATTGATGCAAATGATAACTCTACATTCATGCATATCAAGTATACTTATAAGATGCTCGGATCTTCTGAAGAGTACTTTAAAGAGATGGTTCGATTACTTGAAAAGAACTGGGTAAAGATCCGTCGAGAAGTTCTATTAGAGTGGTCAAGAGAATCTGATAATAACCCATTTGATAAGGATGATCTTGAAATCATTTCTACAAATGTAAAACAAGAACCTCTGTATACACTATTCTTCGGAAAAGCTAACCAATTCCAGATGAGATTCTGGGATGCTATACCGCCAGGATCATTATATCCGCCGATTATCGGAGTCGACGTTTCTTCCGGTATCAATAAGGATAGCTCTGCTATAACGGTAATAGACTCTCAGACTACAAAAGTTATAGCTACATTCAAGAGTAACTTCATAACAATGCCAGAATTGGCAGATTTGATCTTCAAGTTTGTCTCAAACTATGCTAAGAATGCTATTGTAAATATAGAGAACAATGGCGGTTTCGGTTCCTCTGTATTGCAAATGCTTTTGAAAACTTCTATAAAGAAAAATCTTTACTACGAGATCAAAGATAGACCTACAGAAGAAGTTTATGATGGTATTAGAGTAAAGAGAAATCTTAAGAAGTGTAGAGTATATGGTTCAACTTCATCCAAACCAAAGAGAGATAAGTTAATAGAACTACTTCATCAGAGAGTGAGACATCATAGAGATAAATTTGGTTCACATGAGATCTATGATGAGTTATGTACAATGGTTGTAAAACCAAATGGTAAGACAGAACATAATGACGATGCTCATGATGACTTAGTATTCTCTTATCTTTGGGCATTGTATGTATTCTATTATGGTGAAGATCTTGTAAACAGATTCCATCTACTAAAGACAGAGATTCAGACGGATGATAACTATAACGAAACATCTTATGAATTGGAAGAGGATTTAGAAGATGAAATCCGATTAGATCCTATGCAATTTGGTGGAGCATATGATACAGAATTTGCTCAATCTGTAAATGAACAACTTGGTTATTTATCTTCTGGAAATACTTTATCCATGGAAGATCTTAATCAAAAAATTCTAGACTCCGATAAAGAGTTTATCAATAGATTACTGATGACAGATTTTGGTAGAGAAGTTTATGCTAAGCATAACCATCTTGATAAAGGAGAATTAGATAAGGTTTCTAATAGCTTCGAAACAAATATTGTTGGCGATCTAAACAAGATTCTTTATAATGAAGAATCTAATAAGGTAACCAGTAATGGTACAAATGTTGTTGGTAATCTTGCTGACATGTTTGCTATGATTGGAGATGATTAAAGATC